GGTTGCGGGCACCATCCATAGTGTATTGATCACGGCGATACTCACGTCGCATCTCTGTTGATGGTCCAAACCATCCACGCTTGTGCTTATCTAGTTCCAGGGATCTATCTGATTCTAGAATAGCGGGATCGTTTGCTTTATACTTGACTGAGTAACCATCGGGTCCAGCATTCAACTCATAAGATGAGTAGTCACCTTTAGGGATGTTGATACTAGGAACCTGATATGGTTGTCTCATAAGATAACCAACTAAACCAATATGAGATACAGCAAACAAAGCACCAACTGTGCCAATGAAGATCTTGAACGTAGACGGTTTTTCCTTCTTTAGTTCTGGTGTGTGGACTTCAGGTTGTTGTTCTTCGTTGCTGTTAAAGAGGTTCATGGCATTGATGGCATAGAGGGAACTGCTGGACCAGTTACTTCAGGCAACTCAGGAACTGCTGCATCTAGCATACCAGGAAGAGCACCAGCGATTGCTTCAGTAGCAGCTTTAGTTACTCTTTCTTTTGCACTTTCAATCAGTGCATCTTTTTGGAGGTAGACATAAACTCCACCACCAATAATACTAGCAGTTCCTAAGAATGATAGGACTGCTAGAACATTAATTACTTTTTGCATGATTAGACCTTGGGTTCGGTTGGTTCTTCTTTCTTCTTGATCTCAGGTGCTTTTCTAGCGCCACCTGCTTTAGCAGGAGACAGTCCGAACGCAGCTAAAGATCCAGAGAACACGGATGCGATAAAGGTAGGATCAAAATCTAAAATCTTTTGACCGTTTGGAAGTCTAACGTAACTGAATGTAAGAAGAGAAGCAGACCAAATAAGAACGACAACCTTTACAAGGTTACCGAGCACTTCACTTTTATCATCATCCTGGTCTTCCTTCTCTACAACTTTGGATTTATCTTCCGCCATAATAGAGTAGCAAGGCTCCTCTATTTATGCCTGAGCCTCTGTCCAAGAGAAGCGAGCGTCAACTGATCTGTTGCCACCAGCAATGTTGGTAACACGAACCGCCAGAACCTCAGGTCCATCAGGGAAAATACCAGTTGGGTTAGGTGCAGTAGATGTATTGTAGTTATCAAATCCACCACCTAAAATAGAGTTGGAGATTTCTTTAACATCACCAAGGTCGTAAGACTTAACATCATTGTCAGCATAGAAACCGAAGATAACTTCTCCACCTAGCAGATCAGTGTTCGTTGAAAGAACAGCATACTGTGCTAGGGACGTGCCACCTACAGGCAACCATGTGTTGTTAACATCTGGTCTTGGATTCAATACTAGTTCGACGAAGAACTTACCAGTAGCAGAGATGTCAACCTGACGAAGAACCAACTGCATTCTATTGATTAGTTCTCTAGAACCAAAGTTACCTTGAATACCATTGTCAATAGATGGTGCTACACGTAGAGCAAGGATCGCTCTGGTTTGACCAGAAGAAATATTACGCTGAGTTTTCGTACCAACGGTGTAAACATATGCTCGGTCTTCATCCAGTCTGCCATCCATGATGACAGAAGAACCCCAGTGTGAAATATCAGGGACAGATGTAGCAGAGATCAATTCAACACTAGTTGGTTGAGCAGCATTGTAAGTAAATGTCTGTGCAGATGCTGCGCCAAGAGGCGAGAATGTAATACTAGTTGGGTTTGTGCTAGTAACTGCTTTACTAAGAGTGATATTTGTTCCAGAAATAGAGTGAACAAAAGTATCTGCAGGAACGTTATTGCCAATGACTCTTTGTCCTTTCTGAATACCAGCTGCACTACTGACAGTACCAGAAGATTGACCAGCTGCCATAGTCAAGTTTCTACCAGAGGCACCCGCTCCTTCTCTAGTAAGACCAGTGAATGCACCAGACTGAGCACGAGCAAGTGGAGACAATGCAGATCCAACTTGCTGAGTTAGAGTAAGACCAGTGGAACTACCCTGAACATCAGTGATTTGGAAAGTGGTTGATGATGGAACGGTAGCAATAAAGTATGTCTTGTTTGCACTGATGTTTGAGAATGGTACGTCAAACACGATTGTCTGCTGACCACCAGGAGCAAGTCCAGTTGTAGATGCAACTGTAATAACATTACCAGCGTCTACACTGATAACATCTTGGATAAACTCAGTCTTACCAGTATAGTTTACATACTCCTGTGCTCCAGCAGTAGCACTGGTAGATGACTTAACACGAAGTGTTCCTGATGTTGGGAACTTGGTAGGAGCTTCAGCAACATACATTGTTGTCTCACCAGAAGAAAGAGTCTTCGTAGTTGTTGTAGATGATGCAATCGTATTCACTTCATAACGAGCAGGTAGGTTACCTGATCTCATATATGCTTCAGCGTTCTGGTTGTTGTTAGGAATCTTGTGAGCGTAGATAACGTCACCATTCAGAGCACGGAATCCCCAACGGATAAAACCAGCACCATACCAAGAGTAGTCCATGTAGAACATCTGCATCTTGGTTGGGTCAAGATTATATCCTGTCTTACCAGTACCATCGCAACGATCAATGTTCCAGTCTGCCTGCTTCCACTCTGTTTCTACAGTTTTTGTTACAGGAACAGCGTTTGCACTTGGTCCACGATAGTCAGGGAAGATAACCATTTGAGTATCAGAAATGATACCATCAACACGGTAAGAAGATCCACGGATGACAACATAATCACCAGGCTTCAACTGCTTGGAAAACTTAGTTCCCTGTCCGTTTGGACCAGTCCAACTGGAAACTAGGGTGCTACCATTTGCTACCGACACTTTACCAGACAACTGGAATGTGGATGTTCTGCGAACAACACTTAAAGTACCACTTGCCCAACGGAAGAACAGACCATTTTGCTGGTCCATCATACCAATCTCAAGATTAGTTCCGTAAGAATTGACAGGAGTTACAGTGTACTCACCAGAAGCAGTTGTTTCTGTAGGAGCATTAGAAGCAGTATATTGGAATGTAAATGGATCAACAATATTAGTGACTACATATTGTCCGTTGTAGTTATTGTCTCCACAGTTACGAACGTCAACAGTGGTGTCTCTAGTTACATTGTGTGCCTCAGAAGATACAACAGTTACAGTTGTACCAGATGCTGTGATGCTATCGATGTTTGGAATTGCTGGTTCAAGAATAGAACCAGTAGAGAATGATACGCCTTTACCAGACTGATAACGGAAGTAACGTTTTGTCTGTCTGATTGCCTGTTGGTTTTTAGAGAAACTATTAGTAGAGAACTTAACACCACCATCGAATGCTCTGTGGATTGAGTTACCCTGTGGTCTAGGATATAGTTTGATAGATCCAGTGCCAACAGATCCCGTAGGTGCTGCAGTTGGGAAATAATAGAAACGAGTTGGACTTTCTACTCTAGCAACAATCCAAGATCCGTTTACGTTTGTACCAGCAGATCCTGCAACAGCAATCTCGTTACCAACCTCAAGTCCATGAGCTTGTGTAGTGTCTACCTGCACAGATGCAGACATGACACCAGCAGCTGGTGTGGATAGAGTTACAGTTCCACCAATCTCAGATCCACTGTAGTGAATACCAGCATACAAAGCAGTTCTAGCACTGTCCCAAATAGTTCCTGCACCAGCAGTCCATTCGTACTTGGCAGTGTAAGTAAAATCATTTGATCCAGAAGTGCTATCAACAATAAAGACACCGTTAGCACCAGGGAACAAAGTATCTTGCATGTAGATTGCTTCACCTGCTGCTGGTCTATCACCAGAAGTTTGAACAGATACTGTAACAGTTCTACTATTTGTTGTTACCTGAACGTCAGTAATAACAATATTATCATCAGACTTATATGCAAATGGGTTGTTGTTAATCAGAGCAACAGATTCCCACTTGGTTCCCTGTGTACCATATTCAAAGTCGGTATCAATCTGCGACTGTGGTTGAGCAACTCTCTGTTTGTTAACAGCATCGTAGTATGTCTCTGCTGGTTTTACAACCTCTTCAAAGTCATCAACAACAATTTGCAACTGGTCTGTGTCAGACATTCCAGTTGTATCATATGCCAAGACAACTCTAGTCGTCGTGACGTTACGAATATCAGTCTGAATACTATAGGTAGTAGCAGTCAGTTCAGGGTCAGAGAAGTTATAGATTACTTTGTTATCAGTAACGTTCGTGATAAGAATTAGGTTCTCTCGCTGAACGCCACCAGGAATGATAACCTCACGCGCCGAAGCATCAAAGAGATAATAGTTACTCTGAATAGTTTTCCTTGCCATTACCTATGTTCCTTGGAATATTTTATGCTCTATCTATTTATCAGACACCGTACTTACTACGGGTAGCATTATAGTTTTGGGATACTTCTGCTGCTGTTAGTGCTTTAGTATAAATACGTGCTTTTCCAATATCTCCAGCTAAAAATCTATCAGTATTGCCATTAATTGACATAGAACCGATACGAAGAGTTCTGGTAGGTATACTATTATTGGGAGCATTATTTAATCCACCCACATCAACACCATCAACATATATTCTAACGTTTGGATTATCATATGTCGCTACTACATGATGCCAGTTACCATCATTTACAGCCGTAGATGAAACATGGAAAGTGCTTCCATCATTACCAGCAGCGACGTAAGCGTTAGTGGGGTTCAACAGAATCCAGAATCCTTGTGGGTTTGGATCATATGTTGACATCAAACTTACATAATCACTAGGAGAATAACCATTTGCTGTTCGGACCCAACACTCATATGTTAGAGCACTAGTTCCATGAGTTATATTATCTACAGTAATTTCATCATCCACTCCATCAAAACTAAAGTATCCAGCAGGATTGAATGTGGGTCCGTTGACTGTGCCAGTGTTAGAACTGCTTGAGAGGTTCTTGACTGTGGTTGGTGCTGTGAGTCTAACACCATAAGTGTCAACATATCTGGCATTATCAGATCCTACCCATAGTTGTGCCGAAGCAATCTGAACTACTACACCAGCATTAACTGTTCCAATACCAAAGAATGCTTTGGTGGCACCAGCATAAACACTATCAGTGGTAGTAATCTCACTCCACTCTTCAGTAATATCAAACTCAACGTTTGCTTGGTTGGCAGCATAAACAGCATTCCTTCCATGCTTATGGTATACAGTTTGAGTTCCATAACCAGGAGCAGATCTCATCAACCATCTCTGTGATGTTACTGTTCCTGCTGCATATCCTGGTTGAATTCTTTGTTGGAAAGATGCTTCACCTTCCGATCCTCCAGATTTTTGGATTAGATCAAACTGCCACACATCTTCTCCGTTGGGTCCAATCTTACCCATGTATTGTCTATTGTTAAGACCAATCATATCTCCAGACCAGAAATTTTCTGCTGCTCCATCCTTATCAAAGTTGTTAGAATACCTGTAAAGGTTTTCAACACGATCATAGGTCACTCTGTTTCCAAAGTCATAGTTCAGAGTCAGATTGCTACCATATACAATACCAGGACCAATCTTAGGTGCTATGTTAGGTGCTTCGTTGATAAACTTAGACTTGGTAGCGTTGTAGTTCTGGAA